AGCTTGGCTGTGAATCGCAATTTTAAGAATCAAGCGGGTGATTATGAAGCTGATTTTATTAGTTGCATCATGTGGCGCCAGCAAGCTGAAAACTTTGCAAATTGGCTCAAAAAGGGTGCTCTTGTAGGGATTACAGGTCGTATTCAGACTCGTAGCTACGATAACCAGCAAGGACAACGTGTCTATGTGACTGAAGTTGTAGCTGAAAGTTTTCAAATCCTTGAAAAAAAGGATAATGCTGCAAACAATGCAAGTATGGAAAATCAAATTCCACCAAGTTTTGAAAAAACTAACCCTATGGATATATCTGATGATGATTTACCATTCTAGGAGTATTCGGATGAGTACAATTAATCAAGATATAATCAAGTGTTTAAAACGTTCAATCAAAGTAGCTGAAGAAAAGATTGAAGAACTGAAGAAACCAAGTCATAAATCAGCGGTTCACATGAGAGCTGCTGAACGCGATTTTTGGAAGAAGAAACTGAAAAGGTATCAAGAACAGTTGGAGGAGTTGGGAGAATGAAATTTGCAAAGTATACACACAAGTCTTTTGATGGTGTGAAAACCATAAGAGGATGGGTTTTGGTGAACAATTATGGCGAAAAGGAATTCGTTTATTACAACGGAACGGAATTATGTGTTCACCCTGCTAGTGATTGGGAAGGTGAGTTAGAGGAGGTAACAGAATGAAAGATTTGATGTTTTGGGGAATGTTCTTTGCTTGTTTGCTGATTTCGGCTATGACATTCTACATTATGTATTCTCAAGCGATGGTCAATAGAGATTTAGTAAGAAAATACTATGACTTAAAACAAGAAATTTCAAGAGTTTTTGGTTGGGATGAATACGACTGGGCAAATAATTTTAGGGATTATGCTCGCAAAGTTGAAGAACTTATAAAGTTTAAAAAAGAAATTGAACAACTTGAAATTATTAAAAAAGCATTAGAAGTCAAAAGTTTGGAAGAGTTGCAGAAAAAGAAAGAACATATTGAAAGTGTAATCAAAACACTAGAAAAATGAGGAGGTAGAGTGATGGAAGAAGTTATTATGGCTACGTTGCCTAACAAGGAATTAAATCGTTTGATTAAAATTGAAATTGCAGTTGAAAATCTAATCGAAAACGGAATTCTTGATGAAGATATATATAACCAGTATTTGAACGAAGCTTAGATTGAGGAGGTGCAAGATGATACCAAGTATAGAAAAGAGGTGAACGATGCCTTTCTTTCCTGATATAAATGAATCAAAAACAAAAGAAAATGCCAAAAGAATTCTAGAAGGATATCTCAGATGGAGAAGAGTAGCTAATGACATAGATGGACAGAAGTTAACAACAACCTATTCATTTATGCCACGATCTCAATCATTCAGTAGAAAAAGCCAGGTTGAGAAATTAGCCATTCGAAAAGTTGATGCCGAACTTGAACTGGATGCGATTGAACAAGCAGTAAGTAATATACATGCTTCCCTCTATCGTAGAATTCTTATCGAAAAATACCTTCAGTGGGATTGTAAAAAAGATGATGCAATCTTAATGGATTTATCACTTTCAAAAAGTTCTTATTACGATATTTTGGACAGGGCCTTAATGGCATTTGCTGAATTATATCGAAACGGAGAACAAATTGAAGTTTTAGAATAAAAAAATGGAGTTTTCTTGGAGTTTTCTTGGAGTAAATTTGGAGTAAGTTCGGAGTAAGTTCGGAGTAAATATACGAATTAATGTGCTAAAATTATATTATGAAATAATTATAAAGGCAGGCACAACCTGCCTTTTCTTGTAGTTTGGAGGTGATGTTTTGAGAAAAGTAGAACCTATTCGTGAACTTGACGACATTGAGAGAATGAAAGATTTTTTAAAGTCGAAGAGCGAACGAAACTACGTTCTGATCATGTGTGGTCTTTACTCTGGAATGCGCATCAGCGATATCATACCTCTTCAAGTTAAACAAGTAACAGGTGATAGAATAGAAGTTATCGAGAAGAAGACTGGGAAAGTTAAGCGGTTTGCAATCAATCCAGAACTAAGGAAGGCTTTAAATCACTACATCAAAGAGAATGATTTACATGGTTATGATTATCTTTTTCCTAGCAAAAAGAAGGTTAGAACTGATGGAGTTAGAATCGCTCATATTGGTAGAGTAGCAGCATACCAAATCTTAAAACAAGCTGCTGAATATGTTGGACTTAAGAATATAGGAACACACTCTATGAGAAAGTCATTTGGATATCACCACTATAGAAGAAATCAAAATGTAGCAATTTTAATGGAGTTGTTCAACCATTCTTCACCAGATATCACATTGGATTATATAGGGATTAAGCAAGATGAATTGGATGATTCGATGATGAAATTTAGCTATTAATCACCTATTTATTTAACACAATGAGAAAAAGTAAATTAGTGATAAGAAAAATAGATGCAAGCACTTGCTAGAACTGATTTAGAAGAAGTTTGTTTTTATTTAACAGAATATAAGATATGTTAAATATACAAGGGTGTTGAAGAAGTGAAAACACCCCCCTAATAAAAATATACCCAGGGTACTAAAATACCCACCTTTTATCTAAAAAAGAAAGGCCCCCACAATATGAATACCCCCCAAGAAAGAGCAGACCGTATTGGTCCGCATCGAGTTGCATTCGAGAAGAACAAAAAAATAATTCTAAAAACAAGCAACACTTGTGGCATTTGTGGCCTACCTGTCGATAAGTCCCTGAAGTACCCACACCCTCTATCACCTGTAATTGACCATATTATTCCAATCAATAGAAATGGTCATCCATCAGATATTCAGAACCTGCAGTTAGCCCACTGGCAATGCAATAGACAGAAGTCTGACAAGCTATTTGCAGATAGTCGTTCGAATGATAGTAAGGTAGTAGGTAATCGTAACCTACCACAGTCCAGGGACTGGACCAAGTACAGAGCTTGATTAATACTAGGCGCTCAAGGCCTTCACGCCGTCACTGTACATTTTTTTGTTCGTGGGAGAAAACAGAAAGGAGTATATATGGAAATTCAAACCTGTATAAAGTGTCATCAAAAGAAAGAATTAAACGCAGAGAATTTTTATAGAAAAAATAGCTGTAAAAGAGGATTTGAAAGTCAGTGTAAAGAATGCAGACGTATTTCTGACAAGAAAAAATATCAGAAAAAGAAAGAGAAGATTCTAGTTCAAAAGAAGAAGTATTATGAGCGGAAAAAAGAAAAAATAAAGAAGCGTCAGAAAGAGTATTATCAAGCAAATGTGGAAAAGTGTAAAATATCCTGTAAAAAATGGGATCAAGCTAATCCAACGATGAGACGACTTATAAATGCTAAGTCAAGAACTTTAAAACATGGTGGGAGTAGTTCCTTGTCGGAAAGTGATTGGTTGAAAATAAATAAGTTATTTAATAATTCTTGTGCATATTGTGGAATGAGTGAAACAGAGCATTTTGAAGTTTTTAATGAGAAATTACATCATGAACATGTGATACCTCTAATTGATGAAGGAGGTTATGAATATGGCAATGTAGTTCCTTCTTGTAGAAGTTGCAACTCTAGTAAAGCTAATCGAGATTTTAAAGAGTGGTATCCAAATAGCAAAGTTTATAGTAGAGTGAGGGAAGTTAAAATAATCGACTATATAAGTTGCAATGAAAGGAGAACGGTTTGGAATTAAGAGGAATTGACTATCTCAGAAGAAAGTTGAATCTCTATCAGAGTAGGGTTAACCTGAGATATAAACATTATGCGATGCAGCATCATGAATCGCCATTAGGAATCACAATTCCTGCTCATATCCGAGTTAAATATAAATCTGTACTTGGATGGGCAACTAAAGGTGTTGATAGTCTTGCAGATCGTTTGATTTTTAGAGAATTTGCGAATGATGATTTTGAGGTTATGGAAATCTTCAATCGCAATAATCCTGATATTTTCTTTGATAGTGCAATTTTGGCAGCATTAATAGGATCTTGTAGTTTTATCTACATTTCTAAAGGTGAAGATGAAGAAGTGAGATTACAAGTTATTGAAGCTAGTAACGCTACTGGAGTTATTGACCCTATTACAGGTTTGTTGCTTGAAGGGTATGCTGTTCTAGCTCGTGATGATTATAATCAACCAACGCTTGAAGCGTATTTTGAACCAAATGCTACTCACTTCATTCCTAAAAATGGAAATCCATATTCAGTTGTAAATGAAACTGGTATTCCGTTGCTTGTTCCTGTTATTCATCGTCCAGATGCAGTTCGTCCTTTTGGTCGCTCACGAATTACTAGAGCAGGGATGTATTATCAAAAATACGCTAAACGGACTTTAGAGCGAGCTGATATTACAGCAGAATTCTACTCTTGGCCACAGAAATACATTATCGGATTAGATCCAGATGCTGAACCGTTAGAAAAGTGGAAGGCAACTGTTTCGAGTTTGTTGACGATTTCAGCTAGTGACAATGGTGAGAAACCAAGTATTGGACAATTTACTACGGCAAGTATGTCTCCATTTACAGAACAGTTAAGAACAGCTGCTGCTGGATTTGCTGGGGAAATGGGCTTGACATTGGATGACCTTGGTTTCGTTTCAGATAATCCATCATCTGTGGAAGCCATCAAGGCTAGCCATGAGAATCTTCGTCTTGCTGGTCGAAAGGCTCAGCGCTCACTTGGAGCAGGTTTTCTCAATGTGGCTTATGTTGCAGCATGCTTGCGTGATGAGTTTCATTATGCCAGAAGTCAATTTGTAAGAACTACAGTCAAGTGGGAACCTTTATTTGAAGCGGATGCGAATACCATGACTATGATTGGTGACGGTGTTGTTAAACTAAATCAGGCTTTACCTGGTTACATCAACGCAGAAACCATTCGAGACCTTACTGGTATCGCTGGAGACATGTCTGCCAAACCAGTTGTAAGCGAGGATAGTTCAAATGGAGAATGATGTTTTACCTGATATCTTGAAAGAGGTTCAAGAGAGATTTGAGAGAGATTTTGGTAAGAGTGAGATTGTCAGGAATGCTTTTGCTACGTTGGAAGCCAAAAAAGCAACCTACAAAACAGCAAATGAGTTTGCGATTGAAGTTGGAGAAATTCTCTCTAAGGCTCTAGGAGCGTCTCTGGGCGCCGATAAATTACCAGACGGTAAAATGTATTACAATATCGCTCAACGCTTGCTGACGGACGTGCTAGGACGAAATCATGAGCTTGTGAGTGGTTACGCTAGCGATGTTCAGAAGAATTTGAACGATAAAGCCAAAATCGGTCTCAAAGTTCAAGTTCCTGAATTAAATCTGGATCGAATAGCTGGTATTGTCAATCGCTTTTCCTCTGAGGAAAATTTTGAGGATGTCAGTTGGTTACTCGGTGAACCTATTGTGAATTTCACTCAGTCCATTATCGATGATACAATCAGGAAGAATGCGGAGTTTCATGCTAAAACTGGATTGGTACCGACGATCAGTAGACACTCTACTAGACGTTGTTGCAAATGGTGTGATAGCTTGGTAGGAAATTATATATACGGTGAAGAGCCAAATAATTTCTACAGAAGGCATCAGCATTGCACTTGTGTAATTGACTATCATCCTAAAAATGGTAAGGTTCAAAATTCTTGGACTAAAAAAATCAGAAATGAGAGTTCTGATGAATTAGAAAATCGCAAGAGAATGAATATTGATGTGCGTGATAATAATCGCAAAGCAGATATTCAGGAATACAAGAAAATAGTTGATGTTTTAGGAGTTCAAAACGCTCCTATTTCACTAGCAAAATTTCAGGATTTGAAGTATAATGGTGATGAGGGATATCAAGAACTAAAAGACCGTGTTCGTTGGTCTCAGGCTAGCTTTCATACTGAGAAATCTTTTGATGGTCATTATAAAAAACATAGAGTCGAGTTCGGAGATATCACAAAAGAGGATTATCTTCATATCGGACAGAATTTGTTGTCTAAGACGATAAACGAGAATATACTCGGTTACGATACAGAAATGCGTAGAGTACGATATGATGTAGAAAATAATATATATGTTTTAGGCGATAATCGTAGTAAACGTATTACAACAATATTGAAACCGAAAAAAGGAGTTGATTATTATGAGCAAGACTGGGAAAGAGAATTTAATGATCATTGATGGTCGCGAATACGTCCATTGTCCAGTATGTGGGACTGTTACGGCAGTGTATGATATCTGTGACGTCTGTCAGTGGCAAAATACAGGAGAAACCAATATAGATGGTGGACCTAATGAAATGACACTTGCGGAGGCTAAAGAAGCTTTTGCTAAGGGAGAACCGATTAAATAAAAGCACTTAACTAGAGTTGAAGTTAGGTGCTTTTATTGTGCTTTAGTTTAGGAGGTGATCCAATATCTCCCAGCGATAGGGTTATCATGCGATGACGATTGAAAGGAAAGTGGAATGGCGAGGAAGAAGAAACTTGGCAATCAGAATCCTACTCAATCGGTGATTTTAAAATACGTCAAGAAAAATTCAAGAGCTAAGGAAGCGATTGAACTTTACGAGCGGACAGGTCTCTCTTGTTATGCCTGGCAGAAAAATCTTTTGTTACCGATGATGGCCATTGATAAAAATGGACTTTGGGTGCATCAGAAGTTTGGGTATTCAATTCCACGTCGTAATGGTAAATCAGAAATCCTCTATATTTTTGAAATTTGGGGGCTACATAAAGGATTAAATATCCTACATACTGCCCACAGAATTTCTACCTCTCATGCCTCTTTTGAAAAGGTTAAACGATACCTTGAGAAAATGGGGTATGTGGATGGTGAGGATTTCAACTCCATTCGAGCTAAGGGACAAGAAAGAATTGAGCTATATTCAACAGGTGGTGTTGTCCAATTCCGTACCAGAACATCAAATGGTGGTCTTGGTGAAGGATTTGATATGCTGATCATTGACGAGGCTCAAGAGTACACGACAGAGCAAGAATCTGCTTTGAAATACACGGTTACGGATAGTGAGAATCCTATCACAATTATGTGTGGAACACCTCCGACACCAGTTT